CCTGTAGCCTCAATTATTCTTAATTGAATTACTCCTAGCCCATCCATAGTTTTCCAACCACCCATTCCTGGGTCATCTTCAGCAATAATTACTGTATGATCAAACATATAATCCATCCATGCTTTTGGTTGCATATTATCAATTAAGGTTTTGGCACGTTTCATACCACCAAAATCCCAAACCCAGTTACGTTCATCTAATTCTCCTTCAAAATAAACTTTAAAGCTAATTCCATAACCATGTAAGAATCTACAATGGGTATCTTCTGCTTTCCATTGACGAAATACAGTAGAAAAACCATCAAATACTTTGCTTGATTGAAATTTACCCATTGAACCAATTTTTTATAGCTGTTATACCATCAAACCCACCGACGTGTCTTTTAATTTCATTTCCGCTCATATCAGTTACAATGCATGTTGGAATATTTTTTACATTGTATTTTTGAGGAAAATCAGCGTCATAATCAATATTAACTTTTTTTACAGGTATTCCTGATTTTGCAATTTCTTCCATTTGAGGTGAAAGTGATTTGCAAGGACCACACCAAGGGGCACTAAAATATATAATTCCTTTTTCCATTTTATTTATTGTTTTTAATTTATACTAATTCTTCTATTATGCCTATTATTTCACTCAATATAAGCAAAATAGCTGCGGTAACCAAACTAAAAGGGAGAAAAATATACCCTAATATTCTAATACCAGATTTAAGAAAACTAATTTTTTGGTGGAGATATGCATCTGGTAGTTCTTTAATTTTAGCACCTGCTAATTGTTTAACTATTTTATCCACTTCTTTACTTATTTTTTTATCTTTTAATTCCATTTTATCTATTATTTGCGATATCAATTGTATCATTCATATTTATTTTATTTTCCTCATCTTTTAGTTCAAAAAAATATGATTTACCTAACCCAGATTTTTCATATTCTAAAAGAACTTGTTCAACGTACATTCTGGCTGTTTCATAATTAACTGTACCTCTTTCATCGGCATACTGTACAGGATCAGGTCTTCCTAATTTAATAAAAGCTTCAATACGTTCTACAGACGATGCTGATTTATAATCAGACCATCCTTCAGGAGTTGGCTTATATGAAGTATTTGTTCTAGCATAAACTTCATCAAAATCAATACCTAACTTACCACATAAAATTTCTCCATCTTGTAATATAGTAAATTTATCACCTTCAAGATATGGAGTATAATAACTTACTCTTTCATGATCCCAATTGCCTTCTCTAAATGCTTTATCATCCGCATCTCTAAATTCTTGTCTACAGTCAGGATAAATATCATGATCACCACTATGAATACCTAAAGCAATTGATGTTGATTCTTCTGTTTTATTTGCAATTGATAAAGCAACTGCTTGTGTGATTGAAGCAAATATTTTATTTCTATTAGGTACTACTGTAGCTTTCATATTTTCAGATGCATAATGCCCTTCTGGAACTTCATCTCCACCTTCAACTAATGCTGAATCTAACAAATCTACTAAACCATCTAATTTAATTGACTGGTAAGTAACATTATGCCCATTTCTTTTTAAATAATCAACTAATGCCCTTGCTCTTTTTAGTTCAACTTTATGTTTTTGACCATAATCAAATGATAAAGCTGTTACTGTTTTAAATTCATCAAGACATTTAAGTAATAGTGTACTTGAATCCATACCACCTGAAAGTGATACTACTGCATGTTTTGGACGTTGTGCGTCCTTAAAATTTATTTCTAATTGTGTCATTTTATTTATTTTAAATTGCCAGGTATTTTAAGCGTATAGGCAAACGCTATTACATATCTCTTAATTTATGCATCTTTTCTTGAATAACTACTCTAAAATGGGTTCCTTGTATATTTGCACTTCCCCCTTGTCTTAAAAGTTTTTTAAATAAAAATATTTCATTTTCAGACCACAATTCGCTTAAAGCAATAACTTCATCCTTATGTGCGGTTTTATCAGTACTTTTATTTAAATAAATTGAATGATTAAATCTTATTGATTGTTTTGATAGTGCCATATTACATTATTTTTGGTAGTCTAAATTTTAATATTGGAGTTCCGTTTACTGTTGGTTGACCTAATTCATCAAATCCAACTTCTTTAACTTTAACTGGTTTATTTCTAAATTTACCAGTTAACATAATATCCCCTACTTTAATGGGTATTATAAATGTATTTTTATTTGTGTAGGTTGCTTTCATAAACTATTAATAGATTTAAATTTGTTAAGATTATAATCTAGTAATTCATAATCTATTTGATCTTCTAACATATAAAAATAATCATTCATATTTGCTTTAGGTTTAGAATATAAACCTGAGTGATCATATTGAATATTTTCTAATGTAGCCATTACTGGGTTTGAAGTGTCAATAGATTCAATACAATTTATATTTTTATACCAACTAAACTCTTGAGGAACAGCACACCCTAATAAATGTATTCGATCATCTTGCTTTATTTCACCAGTTTTAAGTAATGTTGATATAACAAATAATCTACCTAATGCTTTACCTAAATCTTTATTAGGGTGAGTACAAATATTATTATAATAAGAAGCACCATAAGAAAATGCTATTTTACCATAATTTAAATCCTTATACGCTGTAGTACATTGAGCTGCTTCATGTAATGTTTTTGCTTGTACTACAGCAACTTTTTCTACTCCCTTAGGAAAATCATACAATTGCCATATAGAAGCATTCTGGATAGATTCTTCNGCATTTTCCCAAACATCAGGTACTATAAATTCATTAGGTTGTATTTCATTAACCCAATGTATAAGACGTTCATGGTTATAAGCTTCACCTAATTCATGGAGAGAATTATCCATTATAATATAACGCCCATTGGCTTTAGCTTTGCGAAAAAATTCTAAGTATTTAGGTTCTTCATCTAATAAATGGGGAAGGCAATAGTCATAATTATTAAACTTTAGACTATCTTCTAATAAACACATGGGTGTTTCGTGACTTACTTTGATTTTCATTTATAACTTTTTATTTGTAACTAATATACGAAAAATGGTTTATTCAACCAAACTAGATTAATATTTAATAATTAAATCATCGTCTTCGTCCTTTTTTTTATTTAATTCATCATATATTTTTTGATCTTTTTCATCAATTACCCCATCACTATTTAAATCTTTAATAACATTAGTAACCATAGGNTATTTTTTTTGATATTCTTTTAAATCCTCTTCACTTATTGATTGAGGTTCTTCAAGAAAATCTTCAGTATCAGATATAGGAGAGGCTATAGCATCTTTAAATATTAAATCTTTTTCATCTTTCCAATATCCTTCTTCAACGTAGTTTTCTTTAAATTCTGATTTATCGTTATCATTTTCTTCCTCTTCTTTAACTTCTATAATTTCACCATAAAGGTTTTCTTTAGTTTTTGGTTTTATTTGAGCAAAAGCAAAGTTAGCAGCTACTACTAAAGCTATTGCTAAGGGATCAAACACAAAAATAATAGTTAACAATAAATAATTAATTATCTTATCCATAGGAATTCCAGTTAGACCTGATAAATATTTTAAGGGGCCTAATTCTCCTGATACTGCATCACTTGTTTTTATTTCTACTATTTCAGTTTCATATTTAAATAACTGTTCATTTAATATATCTACCTTACTATTAATTACAGTTTGTCGTTCAATTGCTTGGTCTAATTGTTTTTCTAAAGCCCTTCGAGTTGCCCTTGATGTTGTTGTTATTATATTACCTGATGTGTCTTTATACTGTATTTTATTCGTAGATAAACCAGTCCTCAAACTAGACACCGCCTCATTAATAGATGATTTTTCCTCGTTATATACAAGTAATTGTCCTTGGACATTATCTCTTTTTACTTCTACTAATGATATTTTTGCGTCTATAGTTCCAGATTTTGAGGCTGTTTCTTGGTAAGCAGCACTTAAAAATCCATAAATACCCATTGAAGTTATTAATATTAAAACAAAACAAGCTACAGATAGATAATATTTTAATAATTTTGGTATAGTTTTTCGATATTGGTATAAAAGAGATGCTATAACTAACTTAGCAATTTCTAAAGATGCAGCCATTACAATAACAGCAAAAGCAGCACCCGCAAATAATTTACTTAAACCGCTAACTGAGTAAAAGGCAGCGGATGCACTAACAGATAGTGCAGACAGAGCAATAAAAGAGGGGAATAATCTTTCTTTAATTTTTTCAAGCATAATTTTTAGTTTTAGTTCCTAAAACCCTTATGCTTATCTATACGATCTAATATTTTATTTAAATTATTTTTTTTAATTAGACCAGCCATAGAAGCATTTTTAAGGGCACTTATTAACTGTAGTACCATGAACGGTACAATAACTACTTCCGATAGCCAAGCTGTTCCTGTAAATCCTTTTTCAACCATTAATATTACTGTTAGTATAGCTAACCATGTAAATGTATTTTTTGTTATTTTTAAAGCTTTATAAGTTTTAAAACCTTCTCTTTTAACTCCGGCCCAAATCCCAAATATACCATCTAACCATAGCACAGCTACTACAGCTAAATATTGTTCCATATTAGCCATTGATAAATCTAAAAAATATGTACACAAATAAGTGCATACTGATGTTATTCCCACAATTGTTATTTTAGTTTGCATTATTATAATGATGTTAACATATCGATTAATTCTTGTTGGGGAAACATATCAAATTTATCTTTACGAGTATTTGTATGAGTCCATAACCCTTTTGTTTTACCGTAGTAAGCATTTTCGTTAAATTCAAACCCATCTGCTCCTTTTAATTTTATTTCTTCTACTAAACCTTTTCGAATATCAATTTCATCCCTATCAGCTATATAAAGTAACCATAATTTAAGGGATTTGATTTGTTCATCTGAATATTTATGCCATGTTTTAAACCCTCTAAAAGGTTTTTTCAATTCAACTATCTGTGATTCATGTACTGAGGTTCCTGCGTAAGTTTTACCATTCTTAATGTATCCAAAATTACAAACTTCAATGCCAACTGAATGTGTATGCATATGTTGAGAGCCATTCTTACCTAAGTGCCATCCATAATGTCCATCAGGAAATGCTTGAACCATGACACCATCAAAATCTGTATTATTACCTTTTACAGAAGGACCACCTAATACAAATTCGGTTGATACTGCACCTCTACTATCTCTACCCCATTGGTCTATACAATTAAAAGGATTGTGCCACCCTGCTGTATGGTGAATAAAAACGTATTCTTTTTTAGTAATATCACTTTTATACTCACCTTCAGGTAGAAAGTGTCTATTGATTATGAGTCCGTTTTCTGTTTTATAAACTTTTTCCGAATCATCAGTACTAGCCAAACCCATACAATCCCAAGTGGAAGTACCCACAATACCATCAACAGTAAGGCCGTTGATTTTTTGAAATTCTTTAACTGCGAATTCAGTTCCTTTACCAAATATACCATCTGCTCCTACTTCTAAGAATTCTTGTAATAATTTAACTTCTTTTCCTTTTGAACCTACTTTTAATAGCATACTAATAAATATTGTAAATTATATTATTATTCATTAATTTGTTTTTCTTTTTTTACTATGAGCCGCACTTTTAATTATTCTTTCTTCCATTCTTGCTATTTTAACTCTTAAATTAACATTTTCTTCAATTAATCCATTAACTTTATTTTCTAAGCTTATTACTTTTTCTTTTAATTCAAGTATTATTTGAAGGGATAATTTATCTTCTCTTGCATCTTTAGAAGCAGATTGGTCCATTTTCTTTTTAACAATAGTCCAAATTTCTTTCACCCCTAATGCTGATATGAGTGCTATTAAGAGGGGTTCATTTCCCTCCATCATTTTATTAGGAACAATTTTTTATACATCCTTTTTCTTTCCAAATATTTTTTCTAATCCAGCTATGCCAAAGCATCCTAAAGTCATTAAAGTAAAAGAATCATATATAAACTCATTGATTACTAAATCCTTTCCGAAATACCCTGTTGTTAAATCAACGATTGCGAATATAGTCATTACTGCGAATGACATGAATCCAATAACGCTTTTTTCATTAATATTATTGTCGTCTTTAAATATATTTTTAAGTCCCATTATTTTTCTTTTTATATAGTTCATAATTTAAAACATTTAATTAATAACAATTTTATTTTTACCATTTACGTTTTTTCGGAACTTCTTTAATGATTACAGTTGTTTTTCGTTTTTTTAGTAATTCCATCTGTTTATTTAGTTCCTCAAATTTAGCATCTTTATCAGTACCATCTTTAAGCATTGTAGATGTTATTTTAACTTCTTCTCTTAATAAATCCTGAGATTCTTCTAAAATTTCTACTCTTTCTTCTAAATTTA